AAACTCCTTAAACTGTTTCATGCCTCTGCCGGGGTATCCTCTGTCTCCACTGCGGCAGGTTGTGTCTCTTGCTCTGGATTAGAAACAGGATTAAACATAGATTGAGCAACTTCCGCTTTTTTTGCTTCAAGATGTTTCATAACCTTATCTGCCAATACACCATGTATGGCTTCTTTAACTCTAGCCCCATCTCCTGAGATGGAGTATTTTACAATATCTTCTGATGAATAGTCGCTCATTGGATTTCCTCTATTTTATATTTTTAGGGTTACTAGTATTTATATCAAGTCAACTCTAAGACTCATTTAATACGCTTTTCATAATATCATTCATTTCATTCTTCAACTTCACATCCTCTTTCACAAACTTACCCTTTTTTGGAACAAAAGACTGCATATCGTCTTCTGGTTCGTCAGGAGCAGCCGCGGCTTCAGCTTCAATTTGTTTGTCTATCTCTTCAATTTCTTCCTGAGTCTGTTTCAATATTCTCTTACGGATATATTCCTTTGAGTAAAAGTTACCGACAATCTCATCAGCAAAGTTCATTTGTTGTAATGTGTTTAGTCTCTCGTTCAACATTTCTGCCTCTTTCAACTCAGCAAAATGTGAATCGGTTTGCCACTCATAATACAGATTTGGTTCAATCATTCTCCAATCATTCAGAGTGAGAACACCCTTGAGAATTAGTTGTTTTTCCAAACAAGTATTGAAAAGATGATTGAACCTGTTTCTCAATCTCTCGATAAATCTTGTGAATTTTACTTCGTCCCTCGATATTTCTTGTGCTCGACCAAGAACGAAACCAGAGTCTTGCTCAAGTCGAGATGTTGGTACGTTCAAAGATTTGTAAAGTTTTCTTTGAAAATATTCAACATCAGCCAACTCACCAAGATTTTCACCGCCAGGAAGAGTGGTAATTTCTGTTCCTCGACCACCTTCTCTTCGTGGTAACCAGTAATCCTCTAACATTGATTGATGCCTACGATCATCCCGAATCTCACCTGTGTTTGCATCATAAACCAGTTTGTTTTTATATCTGGTCATGATATCACGGAGATATTGTTCGGCTTTCTGTTTAGGTAAATTACCGACATCAATGTAGAAGATTCTTCTCTCTGGTGCTCTGGATATTCGATAAATGACCACAGCATCTTCGATCATTCTAAGTTGATTGAGAGGTTTGATTGCTTTGTGGAGATATGACAATACTATTTTTTTGTCTTCACTTAAAATTCCAGAGTGACAGTAAGCTATAGAATCTGGTGCAATTCTTATTATTTGACCACCCTTTTTACCATCCATACCACCTTCGTTGAATGCAAAATATTCTTCGACTACTGGTGTGCCATTAGGATCTGACATATCTTTTGGTGGTAGAACTTGTCTTATCTTTCTAATCTTCAATGAATCTACTGGTCTTAATTCAAGAATACCTTTCTTTGGATCATTTTGATCAATGATGATGTGATAGTATAACCTACCATCAATGTACCATCTTCTGAAAATATCAAACCCATGATCATTAAATCTAAGTAAGCTCAGTACATCTTTAAAATTTTCTGTAATTTTTTGTTTTATGAGAGGTGATATATTTGTATTTTCCAAATTCAAAGATACTGGTGGCTCTTCTCTGTCTGCAACTACAGCATCATTCACAATATCATCTATGGCGAGTTCAGCTTCTGGATGAAGTGCCATACTACGATACCTGTGGATCAGATCTGCTTCATTCTTGGCAGACCCCTCCATGTCTAGATAGGTTGCATATGCTCCGCCTGGAGTACCAGCTACCTCTATGGAACCATCGTCTATTTGTGGAAGTGTAAAGGAAACTCTGTCTTGTTGTTCACGTTGTTTTTGTGTTCTTCCAATAGTAAAACCGAATAATTCAACTGGCATGTGTTACTCCTAGAGGTAGGGGCTGAGAAGCCCCTTGGCCCCTAGTTGTTTGGAAAAATTTTAAATAATATATTATGCTACAGCAGCAGGTGAATGTAACCAATAATCGTATGCCCATTCTATAGTAAACTCCTCAATAGTATCATTTGTTGCCCAGTCAAGAGCAATTTCACTTACATTAACTGGGAAAATATTTTTAAATTCCCATGTTCCAATTGTTGCACCAGCTCTAGAAAATTGTCTGACCACAGCTTCACCTAAAAGGTCATTAGGTGCAACTACACTCAAGTTTCCTTGATGTGAGTTCATTGTGGCCATCCAGTTTTCAATAGCATTTCTTAATGAAAAATCCTCATCGTTTGTTACTGTAACTGTCCAGTTGTCAAAAACCTTGTTGCCTGGAACTTTAATAGTTCTACCAAAATAAGCAACATCAATAGTTCCAATAGTTTGAGCAGGTATTGCAGCTCCTTTACAGAGAAATGTAAAATTTTTACCCTGTAAATCTGCTGTCAAAGCACCCTGACCTACTTTTGTTATCTGGACTTCAAACAGATTGGGACGGGCTCCACCACCCGACAAACCCTGTGATCTGAAATCTGAAATCGAAAAAGGCATTCTTAAACTCCTTAATAATAGTTATTCTGTTCTATTTATATCATTAACCTACGATCTCTGAGAAATCTACTCCGCTACGTACAGCAACAAAGTTAAGTTGAATGAAGTTGATTGAGCGATTAGGTTTAACAAAAATGTCACCTACGAACTCGTTACGATCAATTACATCGCCAGGATTATTTGTTTCGTTACAAACAACTCTAAAGTCTAGAATACCATCTCGACCCTGTACAGTTCTGAGAAATGGTTCTACCGCTCCAACAAACTGTGCCCTTGTGAATGCATCGTTAAATTCAAACAGTTGAGCTCTTGCAAATCTTGCTATCGCCTTTTCAAGAATGATGAAAAGTCTTCGTACATTAACTCTGTCGAATGCACTTGGTTTTGCAAGAAGAGTTTTGTCACCAAAAAGTACAGTTCCTTCTCCCATAAAAGTTACTACAGGATTGATACTGTTCTTGTAAAGTGTGTCTCTTTCAGATTTTCTAGGATTAAAAGGAAGTTTGATTGCATTCCTAATGTTACCTCTATTGAATCCAGCTGGTGAGAACCAAGCATCTCGTGCCGCTTCTGTGGCAGCACATACTCCGGCAACATCACCATTCAGAGGTACATATCGATAAACATCGTTGTACTTATCATATTGATATTTGTAACCTGAGTCAAGGACTGCATAAGATGTGGAACCTAAAGTGTTCCTAAAATCAACTACAGCATCAGCCTCATTACCTTCATTATTGACTACATCAGCAAGTTCTGGGGAAAGAAAAGCAACAATATCTTTTCTACCCTCGGCTATTGAGATTATGTCTAGTGCAACAGTTGCAGAAGCTTCACCACCGATCAGAAGACCGATATCCACTTCTTCAGCATCTTGAAATTTTCTGAAAGCTGTAATCTTGTCTCCATCTGAAGGAGCTGATCCATCTACACCACCAGACAAACTAGATCGAACAATCAAAGACCCAGTTGCAGTCGATGATGCAAACTCAGTTCCAGCTGCAGCAACAGAACCCCATGCAGATACAGTAGCACCGGCTGTGGTATAAGCATCTCCAGCAGCATTATGATCCATCCAGTAAAGATACTTTGATCTATTGTTGATAGCATCTACATAATATGCTTTTGTTCCGTCTTCATACTTTGCACCCTTAGCAACAGAAAGACCTGTAAAAGTTTCTAATCCTTCGTTACGATTTCCTGTCCATTCTCCGTCTTCGTCAATTACTACAATGTGTACTTCATCAAAGAGAGCACCCTTTGAAGCAGAGTGTGCTGTAGTTACTGGTTCTTTGTCAAAAATACTTGCGTATTCCCATGTTCTAGAATATGTTTGTGATACTGCAGTATTTGTAAAACCAACATTAACTGTTAAGTGAGATGAGTTAGTTACTACATTAACTTTTCTCTCTTCACCATTAATTTTGATAATGTCTCCTGCCGTAATCTGAAGATCAAAACTGGTATCCAAAACATCAGTTGTTCCTGCTGAAGTTACGTTTACACTATTTGCAGTTACATTAACCAGACCAGCCATATTTCTTGCAGGTTCACCAAATGGAGATCTTGCAAGTCTGACCGCCGAGTTACCAGCATCCACTGCTGAAGTTGGAGCAATGTCTACTGTGGCAGCAGTATTACTTGTGATTCCTGCAATAACTGCACTATATGTGTTTGTTCCACCTACAGCAATTTCAATTGCATCTCCAACTCTGAGTTCTGGACCAAAAAGTGTACCAGTTCCAGTTATGGCTTTATTCGTGGCAATTGCAACTGTACCTGTAAGTGCAGTAATTGAGTTAGAAGCAACTGTTGTATTTCCAGATGCAAGGTTAGCTCTTGTTGGACCACAAAGAGAAACTTTAATACTGTTTCCTAATTCTCCTGCATACTTTGCTGAAAAATCTCCTTGTGCAGTTACTGGTGTACCTTCTTGCTCTGAATATACTGCTTGATACTGTGAAAGGTTTGCAATTAAAACTGCAGTTCCAGATGACGATGCATTTCTCATTGCGGTGTTCGTTGTTCTAACAACATGCAATTTATTTGAATATTGTAGAAAGTTTGCAGCAGTGAAAAATGAGGTAAAAGTGTTTGCATCAGGAGATTGAAATCTTTCCCTCAACAAATCTTCTGAATCAATTAGTGTGACATCGTTTACTGGACCCCATCGAAACGCTCCAGCAAATCCCGCATCTATTGAGGAAATGCCAGGAACTATAGTAGTCAGATCAATTTCTGATGTGTTAACGCCGGGACTTACTTGAAAAGGCATGTCTTCTCTCCTTATTAATTATGGTAAATTTCATACTGGAAATATTTATAAAAACTCAAGTTTGTAGAGTTAAAATTTATTGAAATATAAATACTTTTTTAAGGGGGTGATATGAAAGAAATTGACAGATTTTTAGCAAAAATTAGCAAAAACTCAGGAAGTGAATGTTGGACATGGAAGGCCTCAAGAACACAACAAGGGTATGGAATGTTTTCATACCAAGGAAAATCTATACCTGCTCATAGGTTTTCTTATATACACTACAAAGGGGAAATACCCTCTGGGCATATTGTACACCAAACTTGTCAGAACAATGGTTGTGTTAATCCAGACCATCTAATAATATGTACTAAAAGTGAATCAAGATTGAAGTATAACTCTACCAGAGTCCATCCCGATGCTAAAAAGTTAATACAAAATTTAAAATATGAGAAAGAAGAAGGACAACCAAGTGACTTTGGTTTTGGTGAGGATGTTTAGAGATATTGTCTCTGATGATCTGCAATCTCCCAAACTTGTCCAGTAGAGTCAGTATATGTTTCATCTTCTCTACCATCATCTATGATTCCAAATGGTAGCATATCCTGTTCAAATGCTGCCTCGTATTCCTCAAACATTTTTTGTCTGAGATCTAAATCTGTCATGTCTTTAAAATATCTTTGTTGAACTAACCAAGCAAAAATTACTAGTGTCATAGCAAGGTCATCATGTGACCCCTCTTCTGCCTCATAAGAATTATGTTTAGATGCAAAGGTTGTCAACTCAGCAATTGTGTCAAAATCTGGTACGATGAGTTTATCAGTTTCAATCATATCTTTCAAAGTTGCACACCCGATTCTCTTGAGTTGTTTACTGGTTCGTATTCCTAGTTGAATGTTCTTTGAAAATCCTCCACCTATTTGTTGACCTGCTCTACCTTTCATAGAAGTTATCAATACATTTTCATACTCTAGATCATAGTGTAAAGTCTCAGCAACTTGTGCTCCAATGTCGTTTATTTCTAGAAGGATAAACGCAGTATTATACTTCATACCAACTTGATATATGATATTTGGATATAGATTTGGTGAGATTTGATTATTTCTATATTTTCCAACTTGACGATATGGTATTTGTGAAATATCAAATATTGAAAAAGCAGAATAGTCTTGACCCTTTCCTTGGGCCGTATCCACAATCATACAGTAGTTGGCTTTCTTTCTTGGTTCCTCGTATATGTCTATTCCATTGTTCCTGAATACTGGCGTCTTAAAAACCATCGTTCTAAGTTTTGATGGGTGTATGAGTGTATGTGTGGAACCTACAAACTCACACTCAAATTCCTGAGTGAACTGAGTCTCACTTGTGTTCTTGATAGTTTCTTGTTTCCACTTGTCATCACGGCCTGGAACCTCTGACCAATGTACATCTATCGTTTTGTAGTTGTTTCTCCCCTCTTCAGCATCTACCCACATTTTGTAGAACATATTCAATCCAAGTGGAGTTGATACTATGAAAACTTTTGTGGTTTCACCAGAAGAGATTGTAGGATAAACGGAAGTGAAGAATTGTTCTGCTATATTCTGAGGCACATGAGCAAACTCATCAAGAAAAATGATGTTGAAAGAACTACCTCGAACAGCAGACCCTGACGTGGCTGATGCAAGAATCTTAGAACCATTCTCTAGTTCAATGTTACCTTTATTCCATACAACCACTCCTTGTTGTAACCATTTAGGTAAATGTTCATAAGCTAACTGAAGTCTACCAAGAAGTTCTCTCGCTGTGTTTCCTTTATTAGCAAGGATGGCAACATTCACACTCTCATTGAATAGAACGTAGTGGAGTAAAAAACTGATAATAGTTGTACTCTTACCAGTTTGTCTAGGCATTTTACAGATTACAAATCTCTCATCATTAAATGTCTGAACCATTTTTTCTTGATAAGGATACATGGTGAACGGAACAAGACCCTTATCAACGTGCACAATTTGTACATAGTTCTCTATAAAATGTTGTGGACTCTCCATACAATTTTTGTACTCTTCCAGAGTTTCCTCTGTCCACTGTATGGTCTGACCTACATTTTTAAGATTTGGATTCCCCAGATACGTCGCTGACGCCATCTTTACCCTTCTTCAAAAACTTCTGTAGTTCTGCAGTTGAACCGACAAACAGATTATTTGATACTGTTTTTGGAGCACTTTCAGTTGTTAAATCTTTTTTAGTTTTGTGGAGATTGAGGAGTTCTTTATTGGTATCTGTCAATTTTCCAATTAATTGACCGACCACCTCAAATGCCCTAGGATGTTCTGATTGTTTAGCAATTTCAATAAGTTCTTCAAGTCCATCTTGTCCTCTCTCTATGAGATTATACAAGTTTTCTCTAGCATATTGAAAATCAGTATCCTCATCATGACCATTAATAATTGGAGTTACATGATCAACTTTTTTGATTTCCTTTGGAGGCTTTTCGACAATTCCGAGCACCTCGTCTAAATGCTCCTCTACGTTCATTTTTTCCATATCAATATGTATCTATGTCTGTGCCAGTGGTTGGATCATTATATTTACCCTCTTCAAAAAATTCAAATGTTTCACTAAATCCATAATCAGAATCGGCTGTTGCAGAGAGTGGAGCAGGTACGACTGTATAACGAGATTTGATTGTTGCATCAGCAACACCATCCTCTACACTTTCGTTGACTATTCTTGCTCTGTTAGGTGCAACATACGAACCATCATATTCTTCTCCATAACCATCCAATAAAATATAGTTAGTAGTGTCAGAATCACTATCCTCAAGAATGATAAACTCTGGATCATCTGGTATTTCTTTAGAATCGCCAGGTATTCTGAAATTGACCTCAATAGTTTTAATGACTTCACCAGATTTAACATCGGGATAGATATATCCTTTGAGTGTAAAATCTAAAGTCCAAGTGATGGTTCTTCTTGTAGCAAGGTCACCTTCATACTCATCTGAGACAGATGTTGAATTTAACACTATGGGAACATCAGCCGTAATTCCCATGTCTGGAATAGTATTAATGTTTACAGTAAATTCAGGAGTAAAAAATGGAAGAATTTGTTCAAGAATTTGAGTACCATCTTCAGCATTCTTAACTAGAAAATACAATCCAAACTCAAAATTATATGGAACTGGATTGTACATAAACTTATGTTGTACAGTAGTTCCAGCTGTGTTTGCCGCAACATTTCTAATTACATTGTTTAATTTTCTAGTTGTATCATAAGAAACCCCTGTCAATGCAAAACCCATTCTTGGAGTCCTCGTTGCAGTAACTCTCCTATTCGATGAGGTTTCTTGAATAGCTAGTAAAAATTTTTGTTTTGGTCCGTATGCAAGTGGAACTTTCAACCTCTCAACCACAACTCCACTAGAGTTTTTTCTCTCAATATTAATATCGTTGAAGAGAGTACCAAATGCTGCCACATATTTTCTTATAGTTTGATGATAAAAAGTCTGTCCTAACATTAGTAGCCACTTCCTTCACTAAACGGATTACCCTCTGAAAAATCAAGAATCGAATCCGCAACAGTTTCAATTCCAACATTATTTGCATATAGATCAACATTTGTACCAGTTGATGCACCAGTTGATATCTCCTTCTCATCAAAAGTAGTGACTGCATAAGAAGCACTTGACTCAACCATAATTTTACCTTTAGTAGAAGATTCTGGTGTGGTAAGACTTTCATCCTCTAGTAAAATACTACCAGATTCACCTTCTAGTTGTATTGAGAATGGGAACTCAAGAATTGGATTTGATGAACTGAATGTTCCAATAATATTACCGATTGTAAGAGTTGTGAATGATGAATCATCTGTTTTGATTCCATCTGCAACAAGCTCTTCCCCATCTTCTCTTACTAGATTATCACCACCCTCAGTTAAGAGATTCTTGAATATTAGATCATCACCATGAACTGCAAATACTTCACCCTTGACTGTTGCATCA